CGCCTCGGCCTACGCCAAGGACCTCCAGGGCGACAAGATCGTGCCCGGTGCCTTCGGGCAGACCATCGCGGCGACGAAGGGCAAGGTGCCGATTCTCTACAACCACGACAGCGACCGCCTGCCGCTCGGTTTGTCAACGGCACTGGCAGAGGATGGCAAGGGCCTCATGCTCAACGGCCAGTTGTTCATGGGCACCACTGCTGGTAACGACGCCTTCGAGATGCTGAAGGCCGCTGCCGACATCGGCTACCGCATGGGCATGTCGATTGGCTTCATTGCCAACGACTGGGAGTGGGACGAACAGAACAACCTGCGGAGCATCAAGGAAATCGACCTCTGGGAGGTGTCGCTCACGCCGTTCCCGGCACAGCCGAAGGCGTTTGTGAACGACGTGAAGACCTTCCGAGATGTGGAGAGGTATCTGCGGGAGGCAGAGCACTTCTCAAGGACCGACGCGAAGCGCATCCTGCGCCTGATGTCGGAACTGAACCTGTCGTCGCGTGGGACGCCCGACGGCTCCAACCGCTATGAGCAGGTGCGGCAGGTCTTTGCTGCCGCGCCCTGGAGATCCGAATGAGTCCCTCGTTCAGAGACGACATGGAGTTTATGCGGCAGCTTCGCCACGAGTACAAGACTACGTGGGAAGAGGGCCAGCGAATCCGCGATGAGAAGGGGTACGTCGATTCCGACGCACGCGAGAAGTGCGAACGGCTCGATGTGGAGATGAACAAGAAGCACGACGAGATGGTCGCGCTCTACACCAAACGGGCCGACGAACAGGATGCCAAGATCAAGGCCCTGATGGAGCGGTCCTCTCGCGCACCCGGCTCGGGAGGCCCCGGCCTGCCCGAGGCGAAGTCACTCAGCCAGCAGGTGGTCGAGAGCGACGGGTTCAAGAACTGCACCTGGAACGGGCGCTTCGCAATGCAGACCACCATCAAGGGGCGGCTGCGGCCCGATGCCATGAAGGCCGCTACCACCATCATCGAAGGCGGGCCGACCCAGATCGTGCCGCCTGCCGGTGCGTACCCGATCTTCCCGTACCGCGTGGGCCTCGTCCCGCAGCGTTTCGCGCCCCTGGTGATGCGCGACGTGGTGCCGGTAATCCCTTTGGACGGCACAAACGCGGTCGAGTACGTGCGTGAGACGTGGACGACGCCGACCGCCGATTATCAGGTGAACGAAGGCGACAAGAAGTCGCAGACCGGCGTCACGTACACCGACTTCACGGCCAACGTCCGCACCATCGCTACCTTCGTGAAGGTGTCGCGGCAAATGGCGCAGGACGTGCCCTTCATCATGGCGACCATCGAGCAGAAGCTGTCGCTGTTCTGCCTGCTGAAGGAAGACAAGGAAATCCTGTACGGCGACAACACGGCGGGGCACCTCTACGGCCTGATGCCGCAGGCCACGAAGGAGGCGACCTTCTGGACACCTCCCGGCACCGGCAACACGTTCAACTCGCTTGACGAAATCAACATCGCCGAGACGCATATCGAGAACCAGTTCTACTTCCCGAATGCGGTCATCCTCAACCCGACCGACGAGGCCAAGCTCGAAATGATGAAGACCTCGTTCGGCAGCTACGTGCTGTCCGACCGTTCACCGCGTGAGGACGGCCTGCTGCGCGTCTGGGGCCTGCCGGTGGTGACGACGCCGAACATGGCTGTGGGCGACTTCCTGGTGGGCGCGTTCCCCGGCCAGTGCGCCCTGTTCGACCGCGAGACGGTGACGGTCGAGATCGCCTTCCAGAACGAGGACGACTTCGTTCGCAACTTGGTCACGATCCGCGCCGAGGAGCGCGTGGCCTTCGCAGTGTTCGTTCCCCAGGCCTTCGTCTGCGGGCCGTTCTCCTGCCCGCCGTGCGCGGGCGGTGGTCCCTTCGAGGCGGCTACCGGCAGCGGTGGCACTGGCGGCAGTGCGGCGGCACCGAAGCCCGCGCAGCACCACACCAAATAACCCATGACCGTCCAGGCCATCCACGACATCGAACTGCCGAACGGCATCCGTATCCGCGCGGGTGCCGTTCTCACAGTGCCCGATAACGTGGCGGGCTGGATGATCCGGCGCGGCCTCGCACGGCCGCATGAGGCACCGGGGCCAACGGAGCGCAAGGACGACGTTGCCCCGGTGCTCAACCCCGGTGATCCTCTGCCGCCCCAGGTCCCATACGTGCGCGTGCCGACCGACCCGCAGCCTGCCGCGTCGTATGAGCCTGGGGCCTACGAGGACCAGGACAACTTCGTGCGCGATCTGGTGACGCTCACCGCACCGCTTGGCTGGTGGGGATCGTGGGATGACTCCACGGCAACACCGGCCCCGCCCGTGACACCTTCCGACTCGGCATCCAGCCGAACGCCCGTGCTCACGCTGGACGAGATCAAGCTGCACTGCCACATCGAACCGGACCAGACCGAGGAAGACACGCTGCTCCAGACCTACGAGATGGCCGCGCGGCTGAACACCGAGAACTACCTCCGCTACACGATTGACGACACGGTGGGCGAAAACATCAAGACGGCACTGCTGCTGCTGATCGCGCACTGGTATCGCAACCGTGAGGCCGTCAGCACCGGGCGCACCATGCAGGGCGTGGAGATGCCGCTCGGCTACAAGGAATTACTGAGTTCGGAACGCGACTATCCGACTTACTCATAAGTCATGGCTCGGGTAAGGGTTGATCCAACCATCGGGGCAGGCGACCTCGATAAGCGGGTTACGCTGCTTCAGCCCGTCTACAACGAGTTCGAGGACGAAATCGTGGACTGGCAACCCGTGGCCGATGTGTGGGCGGGCATCGACCCGGTGCAGGGCATGGAAGTGAATGAGGCAGGCCGCACCGTCGAAACGGTGACCATCGAAATCTTCATCCGCTACCGGCGCGATGTGGATGCCCGCTGGCGCGTCCAGGACCACGAGCACACCTACGAGATCAAGGGCATTCAAGACATCGCGCGAAGGCGCGTGCAGCTTCAACTCACCTGCATGGAGGTTCTGTGACGACAAAACTACCGAACGCCAAGAGCGTGGAGGACGCGCAGAGCGTCTTCGATGCACTCGACGCATACCTTCTAGCCACGCAGTGGACGACCGCCAATTCCAGTGCATCCGGCGACGGCGGCGGCACCACGCACACCATGAACTGCTCCGACCGCCAGGGCAACAACTACACGTACACGGAGCGGATCGCGGGCGTGAAGGTGAGCATTATGCCAACCTTCGCCACGCTCGGGCCTGGGGAAATGCAGCAGTTCACCGCGACGGCAACCAACCCCGACGGCACGCCGCTCACTGGCGCGACGTTCGTCTGGAGCCTCGGCCCCGGTGCTCACGGCACCATCGACCAGATCGGGCGCTACGGCGCACCGGCCTCCATCGCCACGGCGGCAATGGACACGGTGACGGCCACGCTTCAGAGCGGCACCATCCAGGCCTGGGCATCGGTCACGGTGCAGCTTACGCCCCCGCCCTCGAAGGTGGCCTGATGGCGAAGAAGGTCATGTTCCAGTGGCAGGGCCTGGAGGAGCTACGCAAGGACTTCGAGGCCGCAGGCGCAGCCATTGACGACAAGGACCCGAACATCAAGGACGTGATCCTGGTGCCCGCCCAGGCGATGATTGCCAACGCGCAGAACCTCGCGCCGGTCGGCAAGAAGGTGTACGGCAAGTTCCAGCCGGGGAACCTGCGGCGGTCCCTGATTGCCACGCGAGGACCGAAGACGCAGCGGGGCATCTATCTCGTGGCGCGGAAGCGGATCGCGCCCTACGCCAGCTACGTGGAGTTCGGCACATCGAAGATGTCGCCGCGCCCGTTCTTCCGGCCTGCGTTCCTCCAGATGGGCACCACGTATGTAAACGACATAGCACCTGGCGTAAAGCAGTTACTCGAAGCCGCAGCCACGGCGAACGCATACCACCCGCCGCAGAATGCCTGATGGTCATTTTCGAGCAGACACTCCGCGACCTGCTGATTCGGACCAACCTCGTGGATACGCGCGTGTTCCTGATGCGTGCTCCGCAAGTGCCGGCCGATCAGCAGAGCATCCCCTACATCGTGTTCTTCATGGTCGGCCCCGTCGATCCACTGGGCCTCACCACGCAGCATGGGCCGCTCGATCAGATCGACCGCCTGTATCAGGTTTCCATCTTCGACAATTCCCAGTCCCGCGCCCTTGCGATTGCCGATTCGGTGCGGATGTACCTGCACTCGCTCTCGGGCGACTTCGAGAACGTCCACATCGGGCACTCGTTCTACATGACGCAAACGTGGGCCTGGGAACCCGACACGCTTCTGTA